TATGAAATGTCAGAATACCGATCTGAAACAGAAAAGATGTTATTTTCTTTGCCTTTGGCGGGTTCTGCGTTTAGAAAGGTTTATTACGATCCTAATTTAAACAGACCTCGTTCTATATTTGTTCCCGCCGAAGATGTAGTAGTTAATTATGGTGCAAGCGATTTAGAAACCTGTGATAGAGCAACGCATATTATGCGTAAATCTGCCAATGATGTTCGCAAGATGCAGGTTAGCGGATTTTATAGGGACATAGAGCTTTCGACATCAGATAGTCAATATTCTGATATTAAGAAAAAATATGATGATATGACCGGCGAGTCTAATACCTTTAACTATGATGATCGTCACACCATTATCGAAATGCAGGTTGATTTAGACCTTGTTGGTTATGAAGATACAAATGAACAAGAAGAAGAAACTGGAATTGCTTTACCTTATGTTGTAACAATTGATTATCCAAGTAGTGCAATTCTAAGCATCAGAAGAAATTGGTATGAAGATGATTCTGCTAAATTAAGAAGAATGCATTTTGTTCATTACCAATATCTTCCTGGAATTGGCTTTTATGGTTTCGGTTTGATTCACATGGTAGGTGGACTTGCTAAATCAGCAACATCTATATTAAGACAGTTAGTGGATGCTGGCACCTTGTCTAATTTGCCCGGAGGTTTAAAGGCAAGAGGTCTTAGAATCAAAGGCGATGATACTCCAATCATGCCGGGTGAGTTTAGAGATGTAGATATTCCTGGCGGTGCCATTCGAGATAACATCACCTTTCTACCTTATAAAGAGCCATCAGCAACTCTGTACCAGCTATTACAAAATATAGTTGAGGAAGGCAGGCGTTTTGCTAGCATGAATGACATGAAGGTTTCTGATATGAATAATCAGGCACCTGTAGGAACTACCTTAGCGCTGCTAGAAAGAAACATGAAGGTGATGTCTGCTGTGCAGGCTAGGCTCCATGCTTCAATGAGAAAAGAATTTGATATATTGGTAGATATAATTAGAGACTTTACTGAACCGACTTATCCTTACGAGATGGATGAAGAGGAGTCTATTAAAGTAGAAGATTTTGATGAGAGAATTGATGTTCTTCCTGTATCTGATCCCAATGCTGCAACAATGGCACAAAGGATTATGCAATATCAAGCTGCTATGCAATTAGCACAATCAGCGCCTCAAATGTACAACTTGCCTGAATTGCACAGACAAATGCTAGAAGTGCTAGGAATCAGGAATGTAGAGGATATTGTTCCATTAGATGAAGATGTGAAACCTGTTGATCCAGTTAGTGCTGTTCAGAATATTATTAATGGCAAAGCTGTTAAGGCTTTCTCATTCCAAGACCATGAAGCACATATACAGACGATTGTAGCTACGCAAGAAAATCCAGAAATTATGCAACTGGTAGAAACCGCTCCGACAGCGCCAGCAATTATGGCAGCAGCATCAGCCTATGTTAATGAGCATTTAACAATGCAGTTTAGAAAAGAAATTGAAATGGAGATGGGTGTAGAGCTACCGCCTGAAGGTGAACCCTTACCAGCGGATGTTGAAAAACGTATATCATCTATGGTTGCAGAGGCAGCTACTAGAGTTTCAGCTACATCACAAGCGAAAGCACAACAAGAAAAAATACAAGAACAACAAAAAGACCCATTGATAATGGCTAAAGAAAGAGAGATAGCTATTAAAGAGGGAGAATTACAACGTAAGACAGAAGAAGGCAAAGGCAGGCTAGAGTTGGATGCTCTAAAAGCAACAGCCAATGTAGAGTTAGAAAAGAAAAGGCTTGAAACACAATCTGAAATTTCAGGAATAAATATAGGACAGCGTATTGCTAGCGACTTGCTAGATGCTCAACAACTTAAAGATAAGCAGGCCAGGGAGGATTACCAAAAAGGTGTTGACATCGGAATAAATATAGCGAAAGATAGCAATAAGAATGAATAACAATATCACTGAGCAAGCACAAAATATGGAAGGGTTATCTCTTTCAGAATTTATGAAAAAAAGGCTCAGAGAGTGTATGAATCAACATGCTGACCATATTTCAACAGGAGCTTGTAAAGATTACAGCGACTACCAAAAGATGGCTGGAATAATCGAGGGCTTGGCCCTTGCGGAGCGTGAATTATTGGATTGGGTTGAAAAGCACATCCAAGAATGACAGGAACTCGATCCCTAAAGATCGTGCAAAATATGACAAAAGAAGCCTTAAAGACTATATCGGAACCTGAAAGCATAAAAGAACCTATTGTTTCAGAAAAAATAAAAAGCCAACTTCCTGAGCCTAAGGGCTGGAAAATATTGGTAGCTATGCCTCTAGCTGATGAAAAAACTAAAGGCGGCATTCTTAAAGCAGCATCTACTGTAAAAGATGAGGAATTGTCTAATATATGTGGATATATTCTCCAGCTTGGAAAAGAATGCTATCAAGACTCAAAGAGATTTCCCTCCGGGCCTTGGTGTAAAAAAGGTGATTGGGTTATATTTCGCGCTTATTCAGGCACTCGTATCAAAATGTATGGACAAGAGTTTCGTTTAATTAATGATGACACAGTGGAAGCTGTTGTCGATGATCCTACAGGAGTGGTAAGAGCATGAGTGAGCAGCATACTGAAATAGTAAATGAAGAGCCTAATATGAGTGAGGCAACCCAATCTAAAGAAGATAGGTTTTTTGGGGTTACCACAGAAATTAAAGGCAAATCTTCTGATGAAATTGAAATAGAGATAGTTGACGATACTCCAGAAGAAGATCGTAGGCCTAGAAAATCCTCAGAAACCGAGTCTAAAGTTGATAATGATGATGTTGACCAAGAAATATCAGATTATAGCCAAAGAGCCGCTGATCGCATCAATCAAATAAAATACGAATACCACGAAGAGCGAAGAGCAAAAGAATCTTCTGATAGAATGGCTAAGGAAGCTGCGACTAGGCTTCAGACCATGATGAGTGAGAACCAGCGCTTACAGCAAATGGTAAATCACGGTGGGGAAGTATTAAATAAAACAGCGTATAACAATGCTTTATGGGCAAAACAAAGCGCTTCAGAATCATTTAAGAAGGCTTATGAAGAAGGAGATGCTGATGCAATGGCTGCAGCGCAACAACTTCTTTCTAAAGCAACACTGGCAGAGCAGCAATCAGGCTCAACTGCACAGCAAATGCAAAACCAAATATTGCAAAATATGCCTGCCGTACAGCAGGAAGTACAACAAGCTCCACAACAAAAATTAGACCCTGACATGGAAAGATGGTCAAAGAAGAACCCCTGGTTTATGGGTTCAGAGCCTTTTCATAAAGAAATGACATCATTTTCTTTGTATGTGGATCAGAAGTTAACGAAAAAAGGCATTAGCCCAGCTACAAAATCTGAGGAATATTATTCAGAAGTAGACAGGGAGATGCGAAAAGAATTTCCAAGCTTTTTTGGTGTTCAAGCTAATAGTAATTCAGAAATGGTTACTATTGAAGAAATGCCAAAACGACAACCACAAACAGTTGTTGCATCCGCTTCGCGGGATAGCGGAAACAAAAAACCCACGCAAATACGCCTGTCAAAGACCCAAGTTCGTTTAGCTCGTCAGCTTGGAATCACACCAGAAACGTATGCAAATCAATTATTGAAGGAGAGTTAACATGACAAAGCAAAAGAACACTACTGATAATCACCAAAATCAAGTGGAGGCAGCTTCCGTCAATACGACTCCTGCAAGCCAAGAGCGTAGCCCCAGGGCTTTAGACAGCAGAGATGCTGCCCAACGTATAGCAAGTTGGGAAAATCCTATCAATTTACCAGACCCCGACCCACAAGAAGGATGGGCATTTAGATACATCAGGACAGCCCTTTTAGGCGAAACTGATAATACTAATGTATCAAGACGATTTAGAGATGGATGGGAGACTTGCCGACTGGAAGATCACCCGGAACTTAAAAATCAAATGATGGACCATAAATCTGAATGGGCTGAAAAAGGGAATATAGAAATTGGTGGACAGTTATTATGTAAGATGCCACAAGAGCTTGCGGAAGCAAGGGATCGACACTTTAGAGATAAAGCTCACACTCAAATGGAATCCGTTGATAACATATTTTTAAAAGATAACGATTCTCGTATGCCTAAACAAGTATTTGAAAGGAAATCGAGAACGACTTTTGGTAAAGACTCTTAGAGTCTTAATATTAATAATATTTAGGAGACAATTATGTCATCAAGTGCAACTCCTCATGGAGCAACGCCTGTTGGATCATTAGTGTCTTGTGCATACAATGCGAAAGTTACACATTACAAAATCAAAAATGCGTATGGAACATCCATATTCTTTGGAGATGTTGTAAAGTGGGCTGACGATAATCCTAATACGACTATAGCTAAAGATACGGGCACTACTGCCTGTACCCCTATAGGAATATTTCTTGGGTGCGCTTACACTGATCCAACAACCAAACAATTTACGCCCAATCAATATTTCCCAGCTTCAATAGCTGCGGATGATATTGTTGCGTATGTTGCGTCCGATCCGTTTTTGATCATGCAAATGCAATGCGATGGTGCAGCAGACCAAGATGATCTTGGTAAAAACTGTGCTATTGTTCAAACCGCAGGATCAACTGCAATTGGAAGAAGTAAAGTCGCTGTTGATATATCTACTGTTGCAACCACCTCTACACTACCTGTAAAGATCATTGATTTTGTTAATGGTCCTGATAGTGCTATCGGTGATGCTTACACGGATGTATTAGTAGTATTCAACTCTCAATCCGCTTTCGGTACAGGCGGGCACCAGTTGCTTAATGCAACCGGCGTAGGTTAAGGGGATAAGTTATGGCAGCTATATCGAGAGCACAAGAGCTGAAGCAGCTTCTCCCAGGACTTAATGCCCTGTTTGGAGAGGAATACTCTAAGTACGAAAACGAGCATGAAGAAATCTATGCAACTGAAAATTCCGAAAGAAGTTTTGAAGAGGAATTGAAGCTGTCGGGTTTTGGTGCGGCGCCGGTTAAAGATGAGGGTTCGGCTATCAGTTATGATACCGCGCAAGAGTCTTTTGTTGCTCGCTACACCCATGAAACAATCGCAATGGGATTCTCCGTAACGGAAGAAGCGATGGAGGATAACCTCTATGTTTCTCTCTCTGGTAGATATACCAAAGCATTGTCTCGTGCAATGGCGTATACGAAGCAGGTAAAATCTGCTTTCCCGTTAAATAATGGATTCACTAATAGTTACCAATCAGGTGATGGCGTAAATTTATTTACGGCTTCAGGTGATGGTGTAACTGGCGGTGATGGTCACCCATTGGTTAGCGGCGGTACGAACTCTAACAGACCGTCAACTGCTGCAGATTTGAATGAAACGTCCTTAGAAAACGCCATTATTCAAATTAGCAAGTGGACGGATGAGAGAGGACTCAAAATCGCAGCTAGGCCAAAGAAGCTAATAGTTCCAACTGATCTTCAGTTTACAGCTACTAGGCTTTTGAAGAGTGATTACAAAGTCGGCTCTGCTGACAATGATGTTAATGCAATCGTCACAAACGGTGTGATACCGGAAGGTTTTTCAGTTAATCATTATTTAACTGATACTAATGCTTTCTTTATCGTCACTGATATACCCGATGGCATGAAGCATTTTGTTAGAGCGCCAATGACTACATCCATGGATGGAGACTTTGACACTGGTAACGTCAGGTACAAAGCTAGGGAGCGGTACTCTTTTGGAGTATCTGATCCACTTGGTATTTGGGGATCACCGGGAAGCTCATAAGAGCAATCAGGAAGCCCCTTCGGGGGCTTTCTTTTTTTATATCTAGGGATAATTTAATTGTCTATCAACTGCCCCTAGCAGACTTCGCCAAGATGATAGATTTATTCTCTTTAGGAGGGAATTATGGCTAATACAACTTTTAATGGACCAGTCCGGTCCGAAAACGGCTTCGAACAAATCAGCAAAAGCTCTACGACAGGGGCTATCACAACCAATTTAGATATAGACAGTAGTGGTAATATTACTACTACAGGTTATCTTTCTGCATATTCTAATGTAAGCAGCATTACTGCTGCGACCAA